TTATATATAATAAACATAGAAGACAGGAATAAACTTGAAACGGTTCAAGAGTTCCACTGTCTAAATTTAGCAAATGACTGTAGGAGGTCGATAGTTATGATGAATTATAATGAAATAGAAAAAATATTAAAAGAAAATGCAGGTGTAGAAGAACTATACCTACAATACGAAAATCCCGGTGCAATAGCTGGGATATTTACTGGTGGAATGTGGGTTAATAATCCGTTCCATCAAAACCCAGATGCAGATTTCTCTAAGTTTGCGTCTGTAATAAGTTTAGCGAAAGCTAAATTTAGAGACGTCTCACTATGGAACAAAAATGTGTGTATCGCACACATTAAGACATGGTTTGATGTTGAAGAATAAAAATATTGGAGGGGTTATTCCTCTCCTTTATTTTTTTTTATGTTCCTAGCGATTTATATATTTGATTATATATTATAAACATAGAAAGACAATACAATGTGTAGATGTCTTAATTTAATACTTTTAGATGACTTAGGAGGTCGATGTTTTATGAAGAGAAATATTAATTTAACTAAAAGTGGAATGCCTGCTTTATGGGAAAGCGGAGGAGCAATGACTAACTCCGCTGATTGTACAATCATTGGTGACAAATATGCACAGAGAAAGAAGCCAGTGTTTATAAGAACTGGCGGTCATCTTAGTAATGACAATCATGCCTTGTTTATTTTGAACAAGGGTGACGTTGTAGTAGTCGGAACTAGAGCACGTTCTGACTATAGCTATGTGATATTGAGATTCGTCTCTTGCGAAAAGCTAGGGGACGGGAAAGCTGTTGGTGAATTTGATGTAGTGAATCACTTTTTTGAGGGTCAATGGGATAATGAGCTTGACCCTATGTATAACGACATCTTAGAAGCAGCTAAGTCTAAGATGAATAAGTATCACTGTAGAAGTACAGTGTACGCACTAGGTCTTAATGTGGTAGCTGACACATTAAGAGACATAAGAGCAGGAAAGATGCCTAAACTTAACAAGGCACTTTCTACATCATTTGAAATAATAGATGAGTATTTCAAATGTAATAAGGGAAGAGAAAGAGAAGTGTTAGAACAATTCGACTTCTCTGACTTTGGCGGAGATACTTTAGCCACAGTTGTTAGATACGTTCCTTGGCAAATCTTAAGAGCTTACATACCTAGTGATTTAAAAGAACTATATGAAGCTTATAGATGCACAAACTATAAATATCATTTTGTAATACCTAGAGATGGTATTGAAGATGATACTTTGAGAGAAATGCTGTACAACGGAGTTTCTCTTGAAGAAGTTGACACAAGGGATTTTAATGAACTTGCTGAAGACAAGAGAATTAAAGAATATTTAGGAAGAAAAGTAATCTATATAAACTTCTTAAATATACCTGAAGATTATAGTTACGCTTCAGGAGACGCTATCTTCTTTGGTATGAGAACTCTAGGTTGCGGTAGTCCAGTTTTTCTATATGACCACTTATCTCATATAGTAGACGATTATGGCAAGAATCCGTATAGTGCTTCTTGTCTTATCACAGAAGATTAAAATAAGTCGTGGGCATATAGCCCACTTCTTATTTTTTTTTTTGTTCTGAATACAAGCAATTTATATTAAAAAAGTTAAAAGAACTAATCCGGGGTACACTGTCACATTGAGGGTTCACTATTAAACCTTGGGTAAGGACTCCTATTATTTTACGTGTATGCGATTTCGACGCCTCAGCACTGACACCCCTGTCCGCCTATCGTTTACTACGCATACACAACCTCGCCCGCTCTGGATTTAACTCGAGTAATATACCAGACGCCGTTTTTACAATATAACGTATGTGTACCAGAAATATGTTGTCTTATTTTTAATATGAACTTATACCTTCCATTAGCACTATATCAGATTCAAGTTCCTTTATATACTCAGCTCTATTTTGAGACGCATTTTGCCAATCATCTATTCTAAGAGCAATATTATCATATCCATTAGATAGACCATCAAGTCCTTTAAGCTCACTATTCCATAAAAGCTCTTGTACATCATATACACCTAGTTTGTGCATCATAATATAGTGCGGCTCATCTATAGAATATAAGTTCTTAGGATGTCCAACCTTTATCCTAAGCTCATAAGTATCAACGTAAGGAGACGCTCCTCTTACATCAAACTCAATCATATTAGGAGCACGAAACTTAGCTTTAAGTGGCTTTCTGTACATCTCCATAGCAGCTTGAGTTTGAGCAGTTCCTAAGAAAGCTGACATACCTTGCATGTAATAAGATGGAGTGGCATTTGCTAGTCCAAAGCTTGAACCATATCCTCCCCCATCAGATACAGGTGGATACATAGTAGAACCATTAGGCATATACATCATACCAGTATCACCTTCTACATTAGTAACAGCTGGACGAAGATGTCTTATATCTACGACACCTACACCTTCAAACTTAAGTTCATTAGTAATATACTCAGGTATTCTAAATGTAAGAACTCTACCATTATAAGCCATTTCCTTTGTGAACTTTATTTGTGGAATATATATCTCATGAGCATATATTCTTGAAAACCACATACGAGCTGACGCTAGTATTCTTTCGTATAAATCATAATCAGAAAACATAGTTACAATAAATGTACCTATACCCAATTCTTGCTTTATACCTTTTATAAGTTTATTTGGATTCATATATCATCATCTCCTTAGAAATTAATGATAAAGTTTCTAAATCCTTGAGCTTTAGCATTTCTTTCTATTTCTTCTTTAGTAGCATATTCTATACCTAAAGTTTCTCCACCAGCTTTAAATGCTCTTATAGGAGTTATACCTTCAAGAGATGATTCAGCATACAGTGCTGATGTCTTAGGTACATTAACTGTAGATATCATTCCAGCTTTATTCATTTCATTTATGATAGCTTCCATAGAGTATCCTTCAGAATACATTTTATTTTTAAAAGTTTCTTCTTTAGATAAAGCTGTAGCATCGCTTGGTTGGAATACAGCGTCAAATGCAACAAGTTTTATCTTTTCTCCACCTTCAGGTTTAGGTATACCAAATCCTCTAAATGATACGGCTATTTCTGCATCTTGCTCTATCATAGCACGTAAAAGCTTTCCATTACCAACATCTATAGTTTCACACTCAGCATATAACTTATCTCCTTCAAAGAAGAAAGCATTAGTTCTATAGCATATCTCTTTCATATTAACAGTTATAAATCTTTCATAATCAGATTTAGAAGGGTGGTCCATTTCATTATAGAATCTTTTACCTCTTATTCTATCATCTACAAATGGGTCAGCTACAGCTTCCATAAACTCATCTTTATTAAATGTAAAACCGTTTCTTGTTTGTCTTCCAAATGTAATACATTCTTGTGTCCATTTGATTTGATTTCCGACAAACTTTCTTTCAACAACTCTACTTCTTGGAGCAGTTTCAATAGAAGACTCTCCATATAAAGTAATCAACTTTCCTGTCATTTATATTACCTCCTAATTATTTTTAAATTAAATTATCTAAAAAATTGTTCGTAAACGGCATTTATTGGGGGCATTACGCCCCCAATTAACACCCGTATTACCTCAAGTCATCACATAAATCCAATATCCCCAAAATAAATATGTAGCACATACTCCCTAGAGTATATGAATATATGTGAGTTATGTTAAAGTATTCTAGTAATGTGTCCATAAACTCACACTCCTTTTACTACCTATATATTGGTTAAAATAAGCCTACTTGACGTATAACGAAGAGTTTTCAATACTACTCTCTATCCTTTGTTTATCCTCTATTCTGAGTAGGTTTCTCTTCATCTTTCTATTATATTCTCTATCTAGTTCATCTTGTGATATGTCGCACATTCTCATAAGCATCTGTATAGATATTATAACATCTACCATCTCTTCAGTTAGCTCTTTCTTATTATCTACATTGCGAACCGATTTAGATACTTCTTTTATAAGTTCACTACACTCTTCCATAACTATAACCTTACTAACAGTATCACTCTTAGCCTTTAATAAAGCGTCTATGTACTTCATATCTTTATTTAAGTAAGGTGCACATACTTCTATCTTATCACTATGTAAATCCATATTTATTCCCCCTTAAGTTATTCTACGGAAGTGTTAGTAAATCGCTGGGGATTACCCCAGCTTTCACATTTGTTATACCCGAGCCATTTATATCGTCTAATTAATATTTGGCACCACACATCGGACAATAGAATATATTGTATACCATATATAGGTTCCCGTTCTTCTTTCATATTTTTGTTTATATATTATATAAG